AAATTAAAGTTGAGGATATAAAGCATCTCATATTAAAGCCAAGTTTCTTGATTTTATGGGACAAATATCTTGAGGGATTAGAGGAATATGAATGATAGTACTAAAAATGTAAGGGCATATATTTATGGGTTATTAGATGGTAACATAACTCATGATGGAAGTGGTGTTACAGTTGTTAATAAAGCTACTGATGAAACATCTTATCCTTACATTGTGGTACAGGCAACAGGAATGGTTGATGATTCCTTAAAAGATAGATTTGGAGGTGTGTATGAGGTTCAAGTCCAAGTACACACTAAATTTCCTTTAAATTATGGAGGACAGGATGATTGCGATGATATAGCAAATTCAATTCTGCAAACAATAAGATTAAGGAATGCGACATCTGACTTTGGTGCTGATACTATGTATATGTTTAAACAAACTAATCAAAGGTATTTAGAAGATGATGATGGGCAGTATGAATACTTTACTAAAACCGTAGTTTTTGAAGCAAATGTTTTAAGCGATGCTTAATGGTACATTATTTGTTTTATATATTGATAATGATAAACTTTTACTTTCAAAATCTCATTCTATTGGATTTAGTGGGGATGCGGTTGATGCAAGTTATAAGATACCAAGCGAAAGGATTGTTGGGGATAGTTACTATTGGGAAACTGCAAACTTAAATTGGGAATCAGCTAATTTAAATTGGGATGATGTTACTTTTTCTACTCAAGTAAGTGGTTGGAAAGAGTTTATGATGGGTTATAAGTCGGGCAGTTTTTCTGTTGAAGGCTTACTTACTTTTGATAGAAGTACTCAATTTTGGAACACAACAGATTATTTTTGGGAATTATTTAATGTAGATTGGGAGGATGGTGCTATAGAACCAAATCCATCAGCTACCTTGGATGAGTTATTAATAACAAGAGAAAAGGTTAGATTTGATATAATAAGCAATTCAAACTATACTCTTTTTAGTGGTATGTGTAGGGTAAATAATTATTCATTAAACGCTAATAACGAGGGTGCTATGTTTTATAATGCTGATTTTACTATCACAGGAGTATCATCATAATATTTTATGTATTTTTTATTTATCTTTGAGTAAAATATTAAAAAATGGCTGCAATTAACGGAACAGAATTAACATTATATATCCCCTCGGTAAAAGTAGGAGGAACAACACCCACATGGATAGCAATAGGATTATCTAAATCTGCTAGTATTTCATTAGCTGCTGAAATGGGTGATGTATCAACTAAAGATTCTAGTGGGTGGAGTGAATCACTTTCTTTAATGAAATCTTGGACAGTAGATTTTGAAGCATTGGTTGACTTAGATGTAACATCAGCGGATCCAAATACTGCTATAAACATTCTACCTTTATGGGATTACTTTAAAAACGGAGATAAGCTAAAAATTGCTTGGGGCAAAGGTGGTTCTTATTGGTATGGTGATGCTTTTATTACTTCTTTAGAGGAAAGTGCTGAAGCAGAGCAGCCTGTTAGTTTTAGTGGTTCATTACAGGGAACAAGTGTATTGGCTCTTGGATCAACTACTCCTCCAACATATCCAACGTAATTAAATAACTAATTAATTAATTTTTATGGCAACAAACAAACACAGAGGTACTTGTATCATTAATCTTGATGGTAAGAAAAGAGGATTAATATTTAACATGAATACTTATGCAATTTTTTGTGAAGGTATGGATATTGATATTAGCCAAATAGGAGATGTGTTAACCGGCAGACAACAAGAAAAAGCGTTTTGTTGGTTGCTTTATTCGGCATCTATTGCCTACGATGAAAAGCATAATAATAATATAGATTATGATATACATGATTTTTACGATTGGATTATAGATATAAGTCCTAAAGATGCTGAATTAGCTACAAATACAATGTTTGCATCTAGATCATTGAAAAATGATTCTAATAATGGTGTTTCAAGGAATGTTGTTGAGGCAACTGATGAAAATACTTTAAAAAAAAATTAACAACTTTTGAAGATATTTTAGATCAAGCAATAGGAACTTTGGGTATAATGCCCGAAGTTTTTTGGTTATTGACTTGGGCAGATTTTATTAGGTTGTTAGAATCCCATGTATATCTACAAAATCAAGATTGGGATAGAATAAGGTACCAATCCACAATGGTAGCTAATTGCTCTATGGGCAGAAAGAAGGTAATTAAGCCAAAGGATTTATTTCAATTACCTCACGATAAAGAAAATAAGAAAAAAGTTGAGTTTCCCTCCCAAAAAGAGATAGATAATGTCCTAGGAAAAGCGGTAGAATTACCTATTTAATATTAATTAAATTTGTATTATGGCTGATGAACAAAGGTTAATAATAAAAACCATAGCAGACACTAAAGGGTTTACTAATGGTTTAAATAGAATGCAATCGAGTTTAAAAAAACTCAGTGGTGTTTTTAGTGCAGTAGGTGGTGCATATGCTGCTTCAAGAATATTCAACATTGCTAAAGATTTAGTTAATACTGCTGCTGAATTAGAAACAGTAAATAGAAGTTTTGAAAGAACTTTTAGTGATTTAGCGGGAAGCGTTGAAGATAATTTAAATCAAGTAGCTGATCAAATAGGTAGATCTACTACTAGCTTAAAAAAAGGTGCAATATCTTTTAATGCGTTTTTTAAAGGTTTAGGTTTTGCCTCAAAAGAGGCTGCTAATCTTTCCGTAAGTATGCAATTATTGTCTTTAGATTTGGCAAGTTTTTTTGGTATACAAGATACAAATGCACAAAAAAGATTTATTGCAGCATTAGCGGGTTCTCCCGAAGTACTTGATCAGTACGGTATAAACTTAAAGCAAACTGCTCTTCAACAGGAATTGTACAACATGGGTTTAAAAACCACAGTACAAAATACTAATGAAGTAATTAAAACTCAAGCTAGATTAAATGTAATACAGAGAGCCATGACTAGTGCGGGTATTATAGGTGATGCACAAAGAGCAGTATTTACATATGCGGGGCAAATAAAGTCATTAGAGGGTAATTTTTTAAAACTTAAAGAAAACATAGGTGGAGCATTAAAACCTCTTGCTAGTTTTATTGTATCAATTGCAGATACCGTTATAAGTGATGGTAATAATGATATTCAAGATTTAGTTGATGGTGTTACACGTTTAAGAAAAATTCTTGGTACTGATGATGAATTAAAATTTATTAGAGCAATAGCTGACAATAGAGATGAAATACTAGGTTTAAGTAAAGAATATTTAAAAAACTTAGAAAAACAACCCGAACATCAAAGAGTATTAAATGCATTAGGTAGAGAGGAATATGAAAATTATCGTGCAATACTTGATTTATTTAAAACTATTCAAACGGTTGGTGTTACTAATGCGGATACGGCAAAATTACAAGTTTATTTATCTAATCAATTAAAAGCAATTAATGAAAAGATAGGAGATCAAGAAAAAGAGCAAAAAACTATACTTGAAACTATAACCAAAGAGTCAGAAAAAAGAATAGAATCACTTCATGATGAACTAAAGTTTAAGAAAGATTTAGAAGCTATTGATAAATTAAAGTATCGTGATTTACTTGATCAAGAAAAACTTCATAGTGGCATTACCAATGAAATGGCAATGCAATACAGAAACGGTATAATAACCGAAGAAGTATATAAAAGGCAAGAAAAAATATTAGCTAGAATACAAGCAGCACTTGCTAGAAAAACAGCCTCCAAAGAAGCACCAACTTTAATGAAAAAAGGAGGTGATGAATTATTAGAGGTAGAAGAAATAAAACTTGATGAGTTAATACCAAAAGAAATTTCAGAAGGAAAAGAAAGAATATTTAATTGGGAAAGTGTTTTTGATAATACAGGATTTTTAGAGCAATTAACAATATTTGAAGAAACACTTAAAGGTTCAATAGAAGTTTTTGATCGTCTTAGGTTTGATTTTGTTAATGGAGTTAAGCAAATGGGTTTAGATTTAGCTGCGGGATTAAGTGGTGGTTTTGCGAGTGCAGTAAGCGAAACTCTTAATGGCAACAAAAAGTTTGTTAATGCCCTTAGAATTGCAACAAAACGAACATTAATAGCACAATCCGCTGATTTAGCTGCCCAAGCAATGTATTATGGTATTCTTGGAACTGCTTTACTTATAGCCGGTACATTTGCAGCCAAGCCTAAGTTAGCAGCAGAGGGAGTGGGTTATCTCAAGGCTGCTGCGGTTATGGGAGGAGGTGCTGCAATTTTAGGTGCTACAGGAAAATCAATTAAAGGAGAAGCGGGACTTGGTGTAAATGGGACAGGAGGAAATGGAAATGATGGAATTGGATCAAAAGGAGGAACTTTTACAGATTTCATGAATGCAATACAAGGAGAACAAGTATTTAGGTTAGCCGGTAATGATTTAGTTACGGCAATAAATAGAAATAATACATTTCAAGGATCTATAGGAGGATAAATTATGAGTTATTATCAAAAAAAATACATATTAGAGTTTGATGACATTATTGAAAACGAATTTAATCAATACAAACTTGAAATATTTAAAAAATATCCTACAACAACTACTGATAATGTTTATGAAACCGTAACCGCTAGTGAGGCAATTAGTATAGGTGATCCTGTAGTTTATGTTTCATCGGGTGTTGTTGCTAGAGCAAAAGCATCTACTAGTTCTTTAATGCCTCATATTGGTATTGCTAATACAGGAATAAATCAAGGTGCAACAGGGCAAATTTTAATTAGCGGTGTTTTCCCAAATCCTACAAGCGTTAATGAAACATATTATGTTGGTGAAAATGGTGGATATACAACATCTACTGTAGGATTAACAACAATAGATGTTATAGGTTATCAATTTGCTTACAATGTTCTTGTTTTAACGGATGCAGAAGTTACATTAAAAGGAAATGGTAGTCCAATAATACTTAATTATAATTTAGTTAAAGATGATATTTTATCTCCATATAGATCAAGTTATTTAGATATTTCTTTTTACAAAGAAAGTTTATCTGATGATTTTTCTGAGTTATTTATTTCTGAAAATGATTCATTTAAGGTTTATTTATATAAGAATAACAACTTATTTTGGCAAGGTTGGATAGGAACACAATTAATTTCAGAACCATTTGCGTCACCTCCATATGTTATGGTATTAAAAGCATATGATGGGTTGCATTTATTAAAAGATATACCATATTTTGATAGCTTAGATGTATTCCAAGCAACATCTAATTTATATAATGATAGATATGGATATCATAATCTTACAGATGTAATAGAAAAATGTATTTACAACACAGGGGTACTAAATGATGTATATTATTATGTTAACATAACTAATGATTTAAGTTCAAATGCATTATCAACCTTTGTAAATAAAACAAGGGTTCACCATCAAACATTTTTAAATGGTGAATCTAATTCTATGAATATGCAAGATGTTTTGCAAAACATCTTAGAAAGTTTAGGTGTAACAATATATCAAAGAGATGGTAATTGGTGTGTTGTTAGAATATCTGATTTTACTTTAAATACAGGAACTACTAGTAATATAGTTTTAAAAAGAAGTGTTTGGAGAGCAGATGATAATCCAAGTGCAACTAATTATGTATTAACAAATCAATCTTCTATTATGGGTAGACAATATATATCTAGTGAATTAGATTTTTATCAGATTGAAGCTAATACATTAATTACTTTTCAATATCCATTAAAAGAAGTAATTATTAAACAAGATTTTGATCATAACATGGTTACAGATACAACTATTGATTCTGTAAGGGATTTAGGTGCATCTGATCCATCCGGTACTTATTTATTTACTGAATGGGAGGCTAGTGGTGCATCAGAAGCAGTTGTTCTTAGATCAAATGATAATCAAAGTCAAGCTAGGAATTTAAATAAATCATTTATTGAAGTTGATTTAGGTACTAGTGATATGGAATTAAATTTTAATGATGAAGCCTTATATTACCCTGTTAGTCATGATTGCACTATTGATTCATCTACTATTAGTGGACTTAAAGCAGAAGCCAAAATACGTCCATTAGGAAGAAGTCAAGTTAAAGATGAATTAGCAGCAATTATTTTTTCACCAAGATTATCATGGCAAGGAGGAGCAAAAGGTTTTGGTATAGGAGGTGTTACTAGAAGATTTATATTAAAATCTTATTCTCCATCTACTCTTGATCCTCAAGCTACTATTGTTCGTGATTATGAATTAAGTATTGGTACTGCTAATTATGCTCCCGAACTTACTAGATCAAATTTAATAATAACTACATCCAATAACGATAACTATGTTGTTACAATATCAACTACTTCTTATCCTACTTGGTATGTAAGCGGAACACTAAATGGAACAAATACAATAACAAAAGCAGATTTTACAGGAACACCACAAGGTAAAATGACTCCGGCAGAATATACTGTAAGTATTACTACTTCATCAGCTAGTATTGTTTCAATTGAATGGGATATTGAAGGTATTATAAATGGTAGTGGTGGTGGAACAAGCAATTGGGAAGCTAAATGGTTAGGAATACCCGCAATTTCAAATGATGAGACTAAAGACATTGCTGCTAATGTATTTGAAAAAGACTTTAATTCTTCACAAGCAGATTATGCAGCAGCTAGAATAGTAACAAAAAAAATAAATGATTGGATGGATTGTAGTATAACTGCATCAGATGGTTGGGATTCATCAATTAATTCATTAAAGGTTGAAATGTATATTTTTGGAGGTGCAAAATTTCATGATGCTAGTGGCAATTTCTTTCCTTTTCCGTATACAAATACATATGATGTTAGCTATAGTAATATTAAATTGGTTCCAATAGTTACTAACTCAAAGTTTACTCCAAAAAAACAAGAATATATAGTTTCACAAAATAGTAAGTATAGCAGTATTAAAACAAAATCAATTAAAATGGGTTCGGGTTTATTTAATACGGGTTCTAATGTATTAGTTGGATTTGTAGATTCTAGTCCACCCGATGCTCTTAAAAGTTGGACTAATTGGGATGATACTAAACTAAGTGGTTATACTCTGCAACATTTACTAGCTGCCTGTTATATGCAATTATACAGAATTTCTGTTAGAAGAATGGATGCAGTTCATCATGGTAATTATAAGTATGGTGATAGATTAATTTTAAAGGTTAATGGCTCTACAGAAACATTGAATGGAAGTCAAGGTAAATTTTTCCCCATGAATGTTACAATGAATTTAAAAATGGGGAATATAAGTTTTAGTGGCGATGACTTACTTGATAACACAAGCAGTAGTTGGGTTTCTACTTTGACTAAAAAAATAAAATGGATTGGTAATAATGGTATTACTGAAACAGAAACTTTAACCTAAAATACTTGCAATTGTAAATATTAGTTTATACAATTGTGCAGTTAAACATTTTTTTTTAATTTTTAAACAAACATATATGGCAAAAAGTGATCCATTAAAGGATTTATGTGAAAAGTATAATTTGCATAATGATGACACCTTTAAATCTCCTCAAGGTTGGACTATAATTAAACGTAGAGGAATTGATAAGATTCAAGCAATTGCTAATATTGACATCAATTATGATATAGTAGAATATACTCCGGCTGAATCAGCAGCAATAAAAGCTACTTCTAAATGGAATAGTAGAATACTTACCACTTTTGGTGAATCTAACACTAAAAACTGTAGACAAAGCTATGTTTTAGCTATGGCTGAAAAAAGAGCCATGTCTAGAATAGTTTTAAAGCTGACAGGATTTTATGAATTGGGTGTAATGTCAGAGGATGAGTCTGAGGATTTTAAAGAGGATAAATCTAAGGATTTGAATAGTAACAATAATACTACAGACAGTAATAGTAATTACAATGAACTTCCAAAGGATAGATTTGATAAAGCAATAAAAAACTATCAAAACAATCCGGATGGAGTAATAAAAGAGTTGAAAAAATGGAAATTATCTGATGATCAACTTAAAACGTTAAGATTAAACAATGTAAAATTATAATTATGAGTGAACTATATTTAGTAAAATTAAATTTAGAGGCTTTAGAAGCCTTAAAAGATAAAGCATGGAAAGGTAAAAACCTTGATGTTGCAATTTGGGTTAACAATGATGTTGATCATTCCGATGATAATGAAAATTGGAAAGCAATTTCTATTTCTCATGGTAATAAGAAGAAAGGTGAGAATGTTGTATATGTCGGTAATGGCAAAAAGTATGTAAATGCTGATAACCCTCCATTTTAATGTTTAAAATAAAGAAGGTTATACCGGATTTATCAAACGAATTATACCATTCAGTAGGAGCGGGGATTATATCCTCCTCCTTCT